TCACAGCTTGCGCCATTCGTCTATTTCCTTCTCATATATTTCCAAGTGGCGGCGGACGATGTTTTCCGTCAATCCTGAAACGCTCATTTTCCGCTCACCGAACAACCGGACTATCCGGTCCAGCCTGTCACGGGTCTCCTTGCTGAGGAATACCGGCTTGCGGTCTTCAATGGCAGGCACGGGCAGGTAAATCCGCCTGTAATCCGCCAAGGCTTCCTTGCAGGTGGCCATACTCGGTTTCTGTTCTCTGGTTTCAGCCGTCATGGCCATGTTTTCTTTTTCCGTTGCCATCATTTTTACTTTTATTTTTTAGGTGAATACTTCTTGTGGCCCGGTCTTTTGCCGGATTTGTTCTTTGGGGCTTCCATGCCGGGTTGCTCTTTCATGCGGAGCACCTTGGTACCGCCTTGCAGCACTTCCTCCATATTTTGGCTGATGAACTCCAGCACGTCCGATTCCTTGTAATAGGTCTTGTGACCAATCCGTTGGTAACGGAGCCTGTACTTGCTTCGGAAGCGTTGCAGCGACCGTTTGCTTGTCCTCAGCATCTCGCACAGGTCCTGGTTGTCGTACAACCGTTCCCCGTCCAGGTACTTCACTCCGGCGGCATCCTTGTTCACCAGCACCGAGATGATCCGGTCCTGGCGGTCGAAACGTTCCATGATGCGTCCCATCCATTCCTCGAAGGTGTCCCGCCCGACCGTTTCCGCCGTCTTCGGGATATTCTCCTTCTTGAAGATTCTTGCGGCTTGCCCGCCACTGCTTCCCGCCGCTTCCACGGCCGGGTTCTGTTTCACTTTCTCTGTGTCCATATCGTTCCTTGTTGATGATTACGCTGCAAAAATCGGTATTGTGCAAGAGGCGTTTTCCATAGTCGTTACCGAGTCGGCAATGATTTTTTTGAAAAGTCCCGTCCGGCAGGTCTGAAAAAGCTTTTATGCCGCTGTTTCCATCCCTCAAGGTACATAAGGTGTCTTGCCTTACCATATATTATATATAAGGTGTGGGGCAGGGACTGGAACAGGAATGATGGGGAGATAGATGTACCCGAAGAACGCCAACGGCTGCCACGACAACGCCAAATGCTGCCACGCGCCTGACAAGCGGTGGACTCTGCCCGTAATTCCGTTTACTTTGCGGCATAATCACAATTAAACGGTAATCTTATGGAAAATGTAATCGTAATCGAGCAAAAGACTTTTGAGGAATTGATGGCGCGTTTCAACCGGCTGGCCGGAATGGTGGACAGGTTCTGCCGCAAGGCGGAGGAGAAACGCCTCAGTGAATGGCTGGACAGCACGGAGGTGTGCCAGATCCTGCAAATCAGCCCGCGCACCTTGCAGACGCTGCGCGACAACGGCACGCTGGCTTACTCACAGATTGTGCGCAAGATGTTCTACCGGGCGGAGGACGTGCGGCGCATCGTGCCGCTGGTGGAGGAACGCCGCACCCTGGCGGCCTTGAAAGGAAAAACTATTTGAGGAAGGTTAAATGAGTATCACTTAAATCAGACTGACAATGAACGAATTGATGACAAGGGAAAGCGGACAGATGGCCGCGCTGTTCAGAATGCTGGAGCACGCATTGGACCACATTGAATTATTGGCCGAAAACTACCGCCCCGTATTGGGCGGGGAACGCTACCTGACAGACCGGGAAGTGGCCAAATTGTTGAAGACCTGCCGCCGGACATTGCAGGAATACCGGGATGCGGGGCGCATGTCTTATATCCAGCTGGGAGGGAAAATCCTGTACCGGGAGTCGGATATCGAACGGCTGCTGATGGAGGGTTATCGGGAGGCATTCCGTATCGGAACCTGAGAAGGACATGGGAAAAATGTAGGTGGCGGTAGAAGTCGTGTACGCATTGAAAAGTGGACCACCCTTTCCGGTATTTGCAAAAAACACTTGCAAATGACCCGGCCACCTGTAGGAATGTACGAAAGCGGCGCATCACGGGAGATAATCCTCTCATGATGCGCCGCTTTATTGTGCGTGAGTTGATAATACGGTCAATTCCGCACCATTTGCCAATGCGGACTGACCGGAAAGATGAACAGGCGGGCGGTATTCCGTCCACCGTGGCAAGTGAATTTTCCGATGACCCGTTCTCGCAGACGTTTTGCCCCGCAGGTATGAAGGCGGAAGGCAAGGGCAATGACCAACGGGAGGCCGTACAGCACGTCCATCCCGTACCCGTCCGCTTGGCGGACACGACGTTCCGCTTCGCCGGGATTCAGGATGCCGCTCTTGTACACGGCCTTTATCGCCGCCCGGAGCGTGAGGGCAACCACGCCGAACAGTTCCATCAGTTCCGGTTCATTCATCCAGATGGCTGTTGCGGAAACATCCGGCACGTGAAGTGTGCCGTGTTCGTCCAAAGTGATAATGTAACGTTCCATGATTCCTGACTTTTTTGTTATTCATCCATTGGCATTTCGTTCCGGCTGTTGCGCCGTTCCATCAGACGGTCCATGTCCTTCGATATCTTGCAGTCGGTAATCTGCGCATAAATCTGGGTGCTGTTGATGTCGGCATGGCCCATCATCTTCGCCGCGCTTTCTATGGAAATGCCCTCGGAGACCAAAAGGGTACCGAAGGTGTGCCTTGCGGCGTGATGGGAAAGGTTCTTCTGGATGCCCAGCATGACACCCAGCCCGTGAATGTCGTACCAAAGGATGTCCCGCTTGGGCAGGGGGAACACGGGACGGGTGTCGTCCGTGGTATTGTACAGTTCCAGAATCTGCCGAGCGGCCGGGTGCAGGGGGACGAAGGTCTCCACCTCGGTCTTTTCCCTCGGCTTGCGGATATAGAGCCTGCCCTCAGAAGTTTTGCCGATGTGTCGGGGGTACAGGTTATACACGTCCGCGTACGCCAGACCGGTCAGCGAGGAGAAGATGAACATGCGGCGGGCCAGCTCCACCTTGGGATCCGGCATCGGCGTGGCCATAAGGCGTTTCAGCTCGCTGCGGCTGATGTGGCGCATCTTGGGCGGGTCCTTCTTCTCATAATGCACGTCCTCCAAGGGGTTGCACCGGAGCACGCCCTCATCCACCGCAATATAGATAAGGCGGTTCAGCCAGCACAGGCAGTGGTTCACATGCCCGGAGGCATAACCCAGTTCCTTTTTCAGGAACAGTTTGAACGAATGGCCGAACTCCTCCGTGATGTCGGAAAAGGCGATGTCCTCCAGGCCACGGGACTGGAGGAACTGTTGCAGGTTGAGCTGCGTGGTCTTCGACTGCCGGAACGTGGAAGTCGAATGGATTTGTTCGGCACGCAGCCTGAGCCGTTCCCGCTCCGCTTCGCCGCCTTTGAGAAGGGTCTGGGGAATGGTCGCCACACCTGTCACGGCGTTTTTCAGCAGTTCGGCGCTGACTGCGCCCTGTTCTTTCAGGAGGCGGTCATAAGCCCGTTCGAGATTCAGGCGGAATTCTGCGAGGCGGTTGTTCTCGCGGGGCTGGCGGATGGTTCCCGTCTGGCTGTTCCAATCCTCCGGACGGCAGAAGATGCCGGTCGTGATGAGGATGCTTTTGCCGTCGATGGACACACGGCAAAGGACGGCGGTCGTGCCGTCGGACTTGATTCTTTTCCTATTGATATAGGGCAATATCTTGAAAGTGCTACGCATGATGGTTCATTTTAGCTGATGTTCTACATTTATTTTTTTCCAATCTCGTTTTTACAACCCTTTCTCATAAAACCAGTTCAAGGTCTTTGGTCGCCTCAATGAAGCGGTCCATGTCCTCGAACAGCTTTTTCGGGGTGACTCGGGCATAGATCTGGGTCGTCTTTATATTGTTATGTCCCAGCATCTTGCTGATGGTCTCGATGGGCACGCCCTCTTCGAGCGTGACAAGCGAGGCAAACGAGTGCCTTCCCATATGATAGACGAGTTCGGTCGTCAGTCCGGCCAGCACGCGCAGGATTTTCATGTTCGCCCGAAGCGTACTGTACAGCTGGTTAGGGAACAGGGTCTCCCGCAAATCGTCCCGGTATTTCTCTATCAGGGCAATGGCCTCGGGTAGCAGTTTGACGCGCGCCGTCAGTTCGTTCTTTTTCCGTCGGTATTTCAACCACAGGCTGCCTTCATCGTCGGTGAAGAGGTTCTCGCGGGTAATGGATATGGTGTCCGCATAGGCGGTTCCGGCATAACAGGCAAACAGGAACAGGTCCCTCGTAAGGACGAGGGAGCGGCGCTTTTCCGGGATTTCCAAGTCACGCAGCTTCTCGAAGTCCTCGCGGCTCAACGCCTTCGGGGTGGTCTCCTTCTGCTTGGGTATCTTGAAATGCAGGAAATGGTACCGCTCGGAGAACCCTTCCTTGTACGCTATCCGGCAGATCCGTTTCAGCAGGGCCAGATGATGCCGTGAGGTCTGGTTGGAATACCCGCATTTTACTTCGATATAGGACTGGTATTCCCGAATGAACTGTTCGTTCAACGCACCGAAGGCGATGTCCTTCACCTTGTATTTTTTCCTGACAAACTCGCCGAGCGTTTTCCGCGCATAATGGTAGGTGCTCATGGAGGACGCGCACACATCGATGCCGATGCGCTCCCTCGTTTCCTCGATGTGCCGGTCGAACAGCCGGAGCAGGGTCATCTGGGTTTCCATGCTTCCCTGGAAAAGGTTCCTCACGTCCGCAGCGCCGAAATCGCGTTTCCGTTCCTGCAATTCATTGAATGCCGCATGGATGGCCAGCAGCAGTTTCTCGATTTTCGCATTGGTCTCCACCGCCTCGCGGCTCTTTCCTTCCAGACGGTTTTCACGCACGTTCCACAGCTTGGGCGTGCACGAGAGCTTGGTGCTGAACTGCGCCACCGTCCGGTTCAATGTGATGCGTCCCATGATGGGAGCTTTGCCCGACTTGTCGGGTTCGGTCTTCTTCAAAAACAGCAAGACCTTGAATTTCTCAATTTTCATACGCCTACATTTTTTTGAGTGCAAAGTTATTATGAATGTAAGCGTTCATCGCTACGCAAAATACTGAGTATCATAGAAAAACAACCCGTCGGAGAACTTTTTTCAATCATCCGGTTAACACGGCAGGTTTCCGAAACAACCTGTTAACGGTTAAGAAACGGAACCGATTCGGCATTCCGTCTGAATCCGTTTCAGAAAGGTGTGCCAGATAATGAAATGTAGCTCATTTCTAACAGATTATGTTTCTAACGCGCTGTTCTATTTGATGTTGCTATGCTAATGAGTTCCCATGTTGGCCGTCACACTTTCGGGACTACGGTCACGCTTGCCAACAATGTGCCTCTTCAAGATGTTTCCGTCATGCTCGGCCATGCCTCCACACGTATGACACAGCATTATGCACGGGTCATGAACAGCAGCCTGAAAGAAGCAATGAACAACGTGAAGGAGCGTCTTGCACAATAAGTATACAAATTCAGTCATTAAGCCGTCCCCCTAGGGATGGCTTTTTTTGTAATCTATAATTCACAATATCCTGCCGTCCTTTCAATTTCTTACCTGCAAATATAGCCATTTGTCGGGTTGATTGCGCAAGGCGGCCCCTTTCAGGGGCTGGTTGGCTAAAAGAAAATCATCCTCGCTTCGCTGCGGTATTTTCTTTTGCCAAGCCTTGCTCAATCCCCGACAAAGGACAGCCCGGCAAGTAAGAAAACGAAAATCCGGCTCCATGGAGCCGATCATGTCAAACTTAAAAAAATAAAGGTATGAACAGAAAGACGACAAGCAAAGGACAGCAGGAAGCCAATCCGGAAATGACGATGTTGGTTTATCGGGAAATGAGCTATCCTGCACGGGAAGTGCAAGGCAAAGATGGGAACTATCTGGTTTCCGTAGAAAGACTGGAACAGGAACTGCTGGATGGCATCAGAAGCCTTGATCCGGCAGCATTCGATTTGGACGAAGAAATCGCTTACTATTGTTCGGACGAAGAGATCCGCCTGTTGACGGACGATGAACTGGAAGAAATGATTTACGGCTGACATTTAAAAAAGTAATGATTATGAATGAAACAACAGCAAAGGTCTGCGAAGAGCAAGTAGCAGACCTTACCATAGAGAATGCACACAGGGTCACGATGATCCGAAAAAAAGGTACGGACTATCCCCCCGTACCGTTCCATTTCAGAAAGGAGCATCATGGAACGGGCAACTATGTACACCTGTACGGAAATCCGGAAGATCGCAATGAATTGCATTCCAGGGATTTAAAAGACTGGCAAGCCGTAGCATTCAAACATCCGGGTTATCTGGATGATATGTGGAAACAGGCTTGCGACGCATACGCCTGGAGTTCCTTCAATCCGGAAATTCGCGGCGAGACGGACATCATGATCTACGGAGAGGAGCTGCACAATGACCTGCAACTCATGCCGGAAGAGGAACGGGATACATACATCGCCGCCTACCGGCAAAAGCTGTCCGCCCAGCTCTCGGCCCTCTCACGCTGTGCCAACCCGATGGTGACGGGACGGAGCGGATTTGATTACTACAGGCAGGAGAAAACGAACAGAAGCTATCAGAACCGTTACGAGGAATTCCGCAATTGGCGGAAAATAGTTCTTGAAACCGTCAGACGGAAAAAGGAAGCCGCACGACCGGAGGAAGAGAAACAGGAAAAGGCATGGCAGACGCTCAAACGCAACATCAAGGGCAGTGCCGATACCATCCACGGGATTGATACCGGACAATGCCGGGGCTATAGCCGTGCCCTGTTTGTCAGCAGCATCCTGAACAAGGTATCCACCCTGGCCAATCACGGGGAAGTGGAAATCGTCCGTAGGGCCGTGGACTTCATTTCCGAATATAACGCAAGGGTGAAGAAACCCGTCATCACACCGAGAAACAAATTCTTCCAATTGCCGGAACTGGCGGAACGGATGCGCGAAAAGCTGAAAGCGATGCAAAGCCGGGAAAACAAGGAAGTGCCGTTCGAGGGCGGGACACTTGTATGGAACTATGGGGAAGACCGCCTTCAGATCCTGTTTGACAGGATTCC